AATGAAGAGGTTTCGGAAGAACCAGAAGAAGCTGAACAGATTGATTTTGAAGCACAACACAATGCGCTTTTAAAACCTTTTAAAGCGAATGGTAAAGAAATTAGTATCAGCTCTGTAGAAGAAGCCAGAACGCTTATGCAGATGGGTGCTAATTACCATAAGAAAATGACAGGATTGAAGCCTAATCTTCGTATTCTTAAAATGCTTGAAAATAATGATTTGCTCGATGAAGGCAAATTAAACTACTTGATTGATTTAGATAAGAAAAACCCTGCAGCACTTACTAAATTGGTCAAGGAAAGCGGGTTAGATGTCCATGATATTGACACAGACGAAAAAATAGACTATAACCCAAATAACTACACTGTAAATGACAAAGAAGTTGAATTAGATGAAACTCTAGGAAGTATTAGAGACACAGATTCTTACTCTCAGACTCTCAATATCATTAGCAAAGAGTGGGATGCTACAAGTAAACAGATGTTACTGGATAATCCAGCAGCTATTAAAGTACTAAATGACCATGTGCAATCAGGCATTTATACTAAAATTGCAGCTGCTGTAGAAACTCAACGTATGTTGGGCCAACTTCCATCAAGCATGTCTGACTTGGATGCGTACAAGACGGTAGGTGATGCAATCAATGCTAACGGAGGATTTAATTCTTCTCAAAGTAAGTCTGCTGCACCGGCTAAAACTAGTACCACAACGAAAAAGGTTGTAGATCCTAAACTAAGTAAAAAGAAAAAAGCTGCAAGCTCTACTTCTAGTTCTGCTAGAAAGAAGGCTAATAACGCTTTTAACCCACTTAGTCTTTCTGATGAAGAATTTAATAAGTTGGCTGAAAGAAACTTTATGTAATTAATTTATGGTGAACCCAAATGACACAAATTTATAATGATCCAGCTGGCGGAAGTGACTCCAGTATTGGTGAACAAACTCGTACTGACTACTACAACAAAAAAGCGTTAGTAGAAGCAGCTAAAGAATCCTATTTTGGTCAGCTGGCAAGTGTTATTGCTATGCCTAAAAATATGGGCAAGAAGATTAAACAGTTCCATTATCTTCCTGTACTGGATGATCGTAACCAGAATGAGCAAGGACTTGATGCTTTAGGTGCTGCTCCTTCTGCTGGTACTTTATCTATTGCTTATATTTCAGTACTTCCTCTTAACGGTGCTGAATCTCAAACCTTTTATTTTCGTGGTGACTCTACTACCAGTGATGCTGCTGCTCTTTTAGAAGCTAAAGCCAATTTCAATGCCTGGGCAGTTAGTCAAGGTTATGCTGGTGCAACTATCACCGATGTAGCTGCTGATGCTGCTGCTTCTTATGCAGAACTGGTTACTGCTATCAGTACTGATTATGCAATGACAGTTATCGCTGCAACTGCTAATACTCCTTACGGTAACCTATATGGTTCTAGTAAGGATATTGGTACTATTCAGGGTAAGATTCCTGCATTAGGTGAGTCTGGTGGTGAAGTTAACCGTATTGGCCACAAGCGTATTGAAATTGAAGGTACTATCGAAAAATTCGGTATTCATGACAAGTACACTAAAGAGTCTCTAGATTTTGATTCTGATGCTGAACTACTGGGACACATTACCAGTGAATCCGTTAAAGCTGCTAATGAAATCACTGAAGATCAACTTCAGATCGATCTAATTAATGGTGCTGGTGTTGTACGTTATGCTGGAGCAGCTACTTCAATTGCTACACTTAATGGTGAAGATGCTTCTTCTCCTTTTGCTGCCGGTAACACAAACAGTACTGTTAACTACGATGATCTGGTTAAACTTGGAATCGAATTAGATAATAACCGTACACCTAAAATGACTAAGGTTATTATGGGTTCTCGTATGGTTGATACCAAAGTAGTTAATGCTGCTCGGTATATCTATATTGGTTCAGAACTGCAGTCTACTATCATGCGTATGACTGATTATCATGACAATAAAGCGTTTATTCCTGTTGCTCAGTATGCTGATGCAGGTAACGTTGCTCGTGGCGAGTTTGGTGCTATTGATAACTTCCGGTTCATCGTTGTACCTGAAATGATGCACAAACAAGGTGCTGGTGCCGATGTTTCTGATGCCCTGGAAGAAACTTCTTCTTTCCGTTATGGATCAGCAGCAGACGGTGCTTCACTAAGCTACAACGCGTATCCTATGCTAGTAGTTGGTGATGGTTCTTTTACTACTATCGGTTTCCAAACTGATGGTAAAACTGTGAAGTTCAAGATCAAGCATGTTAAACCTGAAAGTGATGTTTCTTATGCACTGGATAAGTTTGGTGAAACAGGGTTCTATTCAATCAAATGGTACTACGGTACTATGATCCTTAGACCTGAACGTTTGGCTGTACTATGGTCTGTAGCTGAGTGGTAAGCACTTAACCTAATCGGTAGCCCTTCGGGGCTACCCTTTATTAGCTAACCGGAAAATATTATGACTGTACACACTAAACAATCTCTACGTTTAAAGATGAAACAACGAAAAGCTGAAACTGAAGTAAAACCAACAGTAAAGAAAAAAGCTGTAGTAAAGAAGAAGTAAATTTAAAGTAATACATCCAACAAAAACCTGCTTAAGCAGAGGACATACAAATGAATGATACAGAAGTAGCAGAAAACACTATTCCAGACGAGTTAACTACTCTTAAAAAAAGAGCTACCAGTCTGGGTATTAAATTTCATCCTAATACAGGAGTAGACAAACTCCGTACTAGAGTAAATAATTTTTTAAATGACGGTACAGCAGGAGATGAGCCTGCTAAACCTTTCACCAAACAACCAGGTAAAACATTCTCCATGATGACTCATGCAGAGTATTCAGCCGAACAAGCTAAAGCAACAAAAAGAAACACTAATAGACAGGTAAGAATTAGGCTTAGTTGCAATAACCCTAACAAAAAGAATGACGAAACCGTATTTATTTCGGTAGGATCTGCCAAACTTGGTACTCATAAGGAGTACATACCTTTGGATTGGGAAGCAGGTTGGCACGTATCTAATATCGTTTACGAAGCGTTAAAAGAAAAGAAATACAGTAAATTTTATACTATAAAAGGCATGCATGGTAAGGATGTAAGAAAATCTAAGCTATTGCCTGAATTTGTTATAGAGGTACTTCCTCCTCTTACAAAAGCTGAACTAAAAGACTTAGCTCAGCAACAAGCTATTGCTGCTAAAGACTAACTTATACTGAGAATCCTAATGGTTGATATTACAGACATAACTACTGGTACCCCTAACGGTACAGGTTACTTTGATAAGTTCATGGACAGTATCAACTCTCAACTGGATTCTCAGTTTAAACTTGGTAGATTGCAGGGTAAGGATTACGCTAATGTCTATTTAGGATCTATGCAAACTGCATTAGCACAAGCTGTAGCTTATGTAGGAGTAGTAGAACAAGTTACCTCTTCTGAAGCACGTAGAATTGCAGAAGTTGCACTGCTGGAGCAAAGAGCACTTACGGAACAAGCACAAATTTTAGATATTGTAGATGGCAATACTGTGCTTGGAACAATAGGAAAACAGAAAGGTTTACACCAAGCTCAGACAGACGGATTTGCCCGGGATGCTGAACAAAAAGCATTAAAGATTATGATGGATTCCTGGGGAATATCCAAATCAGTATCTGGTGACGCTATAGATGCTCCTGATGGAGCCAGAAATGATGATATAGAAGACTTAATTATCAAACTGCGTAAAGGTATTGAAATAACAGAGAGCATTTACAAGTTCAATGCTGATGCCGGTAATGATCAAACAGTAGCTGTTAGCAGCTACATACAATTAGATGGTACAGGATCAACTTCTCCTACAGATTTGGATATGCCTATAGAAATAGCTACATGGGCATGGACAGTAGATTCTGTTCCTGACACAGCAACAACTCCTACCATAGTCAACGCAAATGCAGCACAGGCCACTATTACAGATATTGGTATAGTTCCTGGAGATTACGTATTTAGACTTACTGTGGAGTCTGACGAAGTTACCCCACAGACAGATTTTGACACTGTAACAGTTACTGTTGAGTA